AGACCATATCCCAACTGAATCTAAGAGGATATGAACAATTGGCCAATAGTATCAGTTCTTCCACAAAAGAACTGGTGGATTCCCTGCTTGAGCAAGCCAATTACTGCATTTCCGCACCTCTTGCCGAGAGCGGCGCTTATACTCTTATAGTAGACTGTAATATCTTCATGGGGCTGGACACGATGGTACCGGTACCAAGCAATTTATATGTTATAGAAAAGTGCACGCAAAAAAAAATATCGGCACATGCCATAAATGAATTTCTTAAAAACGAATATATAAACATTTTTAGAGACATGAGTTCATCTGATTTCAAAAATTTCCTAGAAAAAAACATCCTAACTTATACAAAGGGTACTGTAGAAAAGAATTTTGAGAAAGTGACACTGACTTCCGGATGGAATCTCAAACCTTCAACTTCAAAAAAAAAGAGTATTGATTTAGAACATAGTATATAAATAACCAACCAGACACCGACATGAAATCGATATTTGCAAAATCATTTCAGATTGGTGTCTATACAATAGAATTTCCAAACAGCCGGATTGACCGCAATAAAGAAACACCTAAGGATGTAAATTAAACTGTGTCAGAAAGGAATAAAATATTAACTTTGCTGACACAGTTCAATTTACATCCTTATTTCATCCTATTCTCGATACCAAACTCTTTCTTTATACTTAAAATGGTTGAAACTGATTTATTTGTCAGTTTAGCAACATTCCGGATAGAATATCCCTTCTTCAATAGAGAAATAGCCTCTTTGTATTCTTCTCTTTTCTGTTCCAGGCTTTTTTTGCTTCCCGGTCTCCGTCCCAACCTGCCCCCTTTCTCAATATACAACTCCCGTCCGCTATTGAGGCGATCGATGATTCCCTGGCGTTCCATAGCAGCCAGTTCTCCTAACAAAGTAGTTACCAGAGAAGACAAAGGATTTACTGTCTTGTCAGGCCGTAATGTTTCCAGGTTCAAATTTTGGATGTACACACATACCTTATGTGTATGCAGTATATCAAGTGCCTTTAAGATTTCCAAGGTGGAACGTCCCAAGCGTGAAATCTCGGATAAGAGTAACATATCCACCTGGTTCTGCGGATCTATGCAGTATTCCAAACAACGGCTTAATACCGGGCGATCTACATTGGCCTTTCGTCCGCTTACCTTTTCTTCAAAGACCGCAACCACCTTGTCTCCCCGTCCGGTTGCAAATCTTTCCAAATCAACAACCTGCCGCTCGGTCGATTGCCTGACAGATTGTGAGCTTACACGTGAATAAATAACCACATTCATGTCTTTTGTTTTTCCTTATCTATTGTTGTGAGCTACTCACGCCTAAAGGCATGAGAGCTCACAATATTCTCCGGCAGGAAATACCTAGCTGCTTCCGGATGTTCGGGTGTCCTTTTCAGGAAAAGGACGAGATGCACCTGCTGCCCCCTTTTGACGAATGGGAGGCTTTGTGCTTTTTCTGATAAAGAGTGAGCCAATCGTTGTGCATCTTCTCCGTTCGTCCACTTACATTCTCCGATAAGAATATGTTTCTTGTCGAAGGATTCTGCTACGATATCTAGTTCTATCATCGTTCCCTCTTTGTTGTCATTGGGGAATATCTTCCCCCACCACCTGGAAGCCATGTTGTAGATGATACCGTCTATTTCGTTACCGCTTACATATTGTCGGCACAAGTGTTCCCAACAGTCACCTACATATAGGCTGAATTGTGTCTCTATCAGGCGCATGACGGTGTCGATACGTCCCAGTTCGAGGATAGAATGGTACGGTGCGACGAATCGGTAGTAAAACTGCAACATATTGTCATTGATGCGATAAATGCCTTTCTTGCTTTTTTTCTCACTCTCGCCGAAAGGTATCTCACGCCTGACGTATCCTAACTCACGTAATTTGCTTAGTGGTTCGGAAATTTGATTCGCATCCTTCCCTGCTCTTGATGCAATTTCGGTAATGCGGTTGACGCCGTTCCCAATGATGGATAAGATGGTAGAGGTCTGTACTGTATCTCGCAGGTCATCACGAAGAAGTCTTTGGGGCTCTTCAGCCAATATCCCTTTGGTATCTAAAATCAATTTTCGGATGGCGGTGTTCATGTCCGAATAATCGGCTCTCAGTTCCCAGTATCTGGGTATCCCTCCCCAAATGGAGTATTCTTCCACTGCGGAGATTCTATCCACTTCCAACGCTTGGCTGATGTAGGATACGGGGATTGGCTCTAATTTGACAATCTCATCGGCCAAGCCATACAAGGGTTCTCTTTTATCCAGTACATATCCTTGCATGAGTTGTTGGGAAGAACCACAAATAATCAAGTCATATTTGAGTGTTTTCCCATTAAGTAGCTTTTGGATGACCGATGGCAAGGAAGTACAGCTCTTGACCATGTACGGGAATTCGTCCAGACAAACGGTTATACGCCGGGTTAGCTTGTCATTCAACTCCAATAGCAGCGTTTCCCAGTCAGGATAAATCATTTTATCAAACCGGGGGATGCAGTAAGCAATGGTCTTGGCGAACAAAGCACGCTGGTTGGTCTCATTAGTCTGGTCACTCAGAAAATAAACATCATCGTCTTTCATTATCTCCTTGATGAGCGTAGATTTACCGATGCGTCTTCTACCGTATATAACAAGAAATTGGGGCGTTTCTCTTAAAAACGCATTTTGTAGTCTTTCCAAAGAGTCTTGTCTGTCTATGAACTGGTTGAATTTCATTTATATGAGTTTTATATTATAAGTGAGAAAGATTATCTTTCACAAAGATAATCATGTTCGTTCAAATATAAAAGAGGAAACACCCGATTTCTTTAAGATTTAAGCGGGAATTCCCTTGTCTTCAGGCAGGGGATGATAGCGTTTCTTTCAGACTTTCTTTTGGTCTTCAATATATTTTCTTACTGTTTCTTCCGATATATGACCAACGGACTCTACAAAATAGGATCTTGTCCAGAGGGATGGTAAACGACTACGCAACCATGGAAATTCGTTCCGCAGGCAGACGGATGAATATCCCTTCAACTGATTGATCACAAAATGAACGGCATAGATAGGCTTGCTTCGGATAAAAAGGTGAACATGATCGGGCATGACCTCCATGCTTTCAATGATAAGATCCAGTTCTTTCGCCTTTTCCATGAGAAGCTCCTTCAGTCTTTCGTCTATTCCGTCCACCAGGACCTTCCTTCTGTACTTTGGGCAGAAGACTATATGATAGCCCAAATTATATACGCTGTGGGAGCTTGATGTGTATCTGTTTGCAAGTGTCATGATAAAAGCCTTTAATGCACTTGCAAATATAAAAAAATATTATATATTTGCAATATATCTAATTGTAAATAATCTATGCTGAGAGCCTACAAATATAGAATCTATCCGACAGAAGACCAGAAGGTTTTTCTTGCAAAGACCTTCGGCTGCTGCCGTTTTGTCTATAACTGGGCACTCAACTTGAAGATTGAAGCATACAGGCAGGAAAAGCGGTCCGTAGCATACAAGGAAGTGCAGGACCGGTTGGTGAAGGAGCTGAAGAAGAAGAACCAATGGCTGGCGGAAGTAAATTCACAAGCCCTTCTAAATTCCATCCGCAACCTTGACATCGCCTACAAGAATTTCTTCCGTGATACCCACGCAGTAGGATTCCCGCGATTCAAGAGCCGCAAGAACAGACAAAGCTTCCAGTGCCCTCAGCATTGCAGCGTGGACTTCGCTAAAGGAACAATCACTATCCCTAAGGCCAAGGACATACCTGCCGTGCTGCACAGAGGGTTCAAGGGAACGGTGAAAACCGTCACCGTCAGCATGACCCCTTCGGGCAGGTACTTTGCATCCATTTTAGTAGATACTGCTATCCAGGAACAGAAGACTTCCGAACCCGTGCACGACACAGCCATCGGCATCGACTTGGGCATCAAGTCGCTTGCCGTATGTTCTGACGGACGCACATTCGGCAATCCGAAGAACTTGCCGGGAAGCCTTGACCGTTTGAAAGTGTTGCAAAAGCGTTTGAGCCGGAAACGGAAAGGCTCATCTAACCGTAACAAGGCTCGAATCCGTGTTGCCCGTCTTCAGGAGCACATCGCCAACTGCCGCAGAGACAACCTCCACAAGATTACCCATGCACTCACGCACGACAGCCAAGTGCGCACCATCTGTATGGAGGATTTGAATGTCAAAGGTATGCAGCGCAACCATCACCTTGCACAAGCCGTAGGTGACGCTTCATTCGGAACGTTCCTCACCATGCTTGAATACAAGTGCCGGTGGTATGGAGTGAACCTCATCAAGATAGACCGCTTTGCCCCAAGTTCAAAGACCTGTGGCAAATGCGGCTATGTGTATAAAGGATTGAAACTGAGCGAGCGCAGTTGGACTTGCCCGGAATGTGGCACGCGCCATGACCGGGACTTCAATGCAGCTTGCAACATCAAGGAATTCGGCTTGAAAGCCCTACCCTCGGAGCGAGGGGATGTCAAGCCTGTGGACTGCCCAACGGTGGATGACCGACCCCGTGTCCTAAAAAGCCGTGGCAGGAAGAAGCAGGAAAAGAGAAGAGACAACAGTCTCCGAAGCTTATGCCTTTAGGCGTGAGTAGCTCACCCTTTCGAGAACCTTCTAAACGAACTATTTCCATTTTGGAAACAGTTGCTTCCTTCTCTAATTCTCCATTTCGAATAATATTGCGTATATGTTTAGAAATAGCTGGAACTTCAGTCCCAAATAATTCAGCTATTTGTGCTTGTGTCAGCCAGACTGTTTCATCTTCCAAACGTACTTCCAGCTTAACGGCTTCGTCCGGCTGATATAATATGATTTCTCCTTGATGTTCCATATCTATGTCTTTATGGAGCATAAAATACGAAATTTATTCAAAGAATTATTTCAATACAAAAAACATAGTGTATTGAAAACGAGTTTTAGATTTATTTCAATACACTATGTTAATTGATACAAACTATATGTTGTTATGCACGACTTTAAAAGGAAACAATATTAAATCATCAGCAATGCTATTACTATTTCAACGTTAAAATAGCCAATGATTGGAATTTATATGTGTCCATTTCAATGCGCGCATCCACATTATCTATAGTAACACGAACAAGATCAGCCTTCTTATACATACTATCGAATTTCCAATAAGAGACCAACTCATGCATCTCGTCATCTCCAAAAATAAAAGAAGAAGCAAAATTATGAGTAATCACTTCGGGCTTTTTGTGAAGATGCCAGTCTGCCATTCCTAAATGAATACCTAAAGCATTATGACCCTTCACATTTTCTAACTCTATAATCCCGGAAAACGTGAACTGATCTTTAGAATTAGGAGGAATAAAAACATAAGAATAAGTACCTTTCTCCAGAATAGGAAGCTTTGTATCACTCAGAGTAGTCGATATCCCCTCCAACAAATCCTTACCTGATTCATCAACAAAAGCTATATAATAATTATAGTTATAAGGAGGATAGAAATCATCCACATTTTTGTCACAACTACCAAGCAATAAAGATAACAAACAAAAAAACAAAGTAAAATATGTATGTTTCATAACGTATCATTTTTTAGGATAAACATATAAATTCTGTCTATCATATTCAAAATTTCCATATCCTGAATCTACATCACTAAAATTATACCATGCATTAGCTTCTCCTCCCCATCCCCAATTCATATAAAACAAAAGATAACCAGAACCGGAAGACCTTTGTGGAGCCCAGTATGCAGGAAGTCCACAACTTGAATAGCTCGGATTGGTAGAGCGATTTACAAGATACTCCACAAAATAGTTTGCACATGTATTCCACCTCTCAGCTCCTTCACACACCCAGGCATGTCCATCCCAACTAAAACCCATAAATTCCTTCTGATTTCCCCGCATATATACCGGACGATGATTGATAAATATTTCATCTTCTACTTCCCAAGATTTATGTTCCTTTAGCTCCACATTATATCCTTTAGCCCAAAAGCCAAGTGCAGCTTTACCAATAGAGGATTTAGATGCCGATTCACCATATTCCATATCCACAGCCTTACCTACATCTGCTATCAATGTTTGAGTAGCTATTGTTGCTGTTGTATTGGGCATGTCACTCCAATTATAAGTAGCAGGCCATTCATGGTATCTCATGATTTGGGCCACAGCAATAGCAACACAACCTGCAAGACAATTTTGGGGACATAACCCGTTAAAAGGACTTTTTTGACTCCATACAGTATTAATTAACGGCCCAACCCTTTCATGGGGATCTCGTTTATAGCCTACAATCGTAAATTCAAGTGGAGAACCGTAAAGTTCAGCCTTCTCAACATAACTATCATATTCTGATTGAGAAAGGAAAGAACGAGCACTGGTCAACGGGCCGAAAGAATATCCTGGACACAGTTCATATAATTCATTCATACGTTGACGAAATAACACCCCATCATTTAAAGCATCAAGAGGGGCAACTTCTACTTCTTGTTTATCATAAGCAACCCACATTCTCTGAAACTCTGCTTGGGAATCTCCACCCCAAGAACTACTTTCCACAATTTTTTGTATTGTTTTTTCCGACCAAACAGAAAATCCTGTCTTCATAGCTTCTTCTACATTCATTGAACCGGTTTCAGAATATGCAAGAATCGGATAGTAATTCTTAGTAGCGCTTACTATTACAAATCCACCACTTTCATAGTTAATTACATACATACAAGGCACACCATTTTCATTGTAAATAGTTCTTATTTCTCTAGCAGTCTTATCAGAAGTTGCTTTAGGAACAACAGAACTGTTTCTTGTGTGCACGCAATTCCCATTTCCATTGTTATTTAGAAACAAGGAACCCACTTTAGAGGCTTGACTAACTGACACAAAGTGTTCATCATCAATAATGTTAGCACAAGTAGCATCTGCTTCCATAGGAGAAATATCAAAGTTATCTTCATTACAAGAACAAAAAACTACAGCAATCCACACAAACAATAAATACTTTTTCATAGGCATTAAATTTAATAAAGATTATATAGTGATATCCTTCACACACAATCAGGGCATGAATTCGTAATAAATACACCTTGTCATCAAAGCAATTTCACCGATTGTTTATAAAAATAGCCATTTAAAATATATTATCATACAACAATATAGTCAAAAAATAGAACAATACAGTCAAAATGATTCTTTAATACCTTAATTCACACCATTGGAGATAAAAATATGTCATTGGAGCGGGCAAAGCTCATTCAAAAGCTTCTCACAGTCAATTCCAATCTGTCGATAATTCTGTTCCACCTCCCTATCAGTTGTTAACTTCACTATCGGTAACGGTTTTTCATCCAGTGAAAACTTTTCAAACCGTGTTTTTATTCGGCTTACATTAGACTCCCCTGCAGAAAGTATAAATTCTCCTTTCTGCAATTCAGCAAATTTATTGCTATCATAAATTTCCTCCTTCTGTTTGCTCCTGGTAACACTACTATTGTATCGACCAGAACTGGACCCCGCGGAAATACTTTTCTTTTCCTTCTCCTCCTTTCCAAAAAACAAGGGATAATACTTCAATGCTTCCACATCTTTTGTTTTCCCCAGGAATAAATTAGCAAAATTGGCCATAATGGAAACCCTATCCTCCTTACCATACAATTTATCGAATTTCGTACCGGATTGTGTCAATACAAGAAATGAAACGCCATATTCTCTCAAGACCGATGGCAAAGATTGGAAGTCATTCACTTTAACGGTAGTCATTTCATCAAGAACAAATGCGAATTTCACACGATTACCAAACTCAATCCGACGTGCAGCAAGGGGAACTAACATCGCTACAATAGGAGAAATCATACTCTCAATCGCAAAGTTATTTGAAACAGCAAAGAGCTTCGGATCTTCCGGATCTATCAAGTCATAGATAAAATCATTACCAGAAAGGACATAACATACGTTCTTGTTAGTAGCTAAATTACTGATATAGTTATTGATGGAAAATATCACAGAACTTTGGGTACGTTCACTGCCCTTGGAGCCAAGAAACGCACCAGCTTTCATCTTAGACATCATATCCCCCTCCAGAAAACGCGTCAATTGTTCCGGTGTGGCCATTAGGATGAAATTGAGAATATGCGGAAGGGTGCAATACTTCTCGTAATCACCCTGAAATTTATAGAATCTCACCGCCACACCGCAAAGTAATCCAAGCGCAGCCTGAAACCATTCATCAGTATTACCTTTCTCAGGTTTCATTGCATTAAAGAAGTCCGTCATCGCCTGGAAGAGCATAGTTTCATTACGAATCACATTTTTATTAAGAATGTTAAATCTATATGTACGTGACATATCCGTGAAACTTATATAATAGAACTTATAAGGATATTTATACTTCTGCACCAGGTTCCAAGCAGTCTTCGTATAATCATAATCTTTATAATCATAGATGAATCCTGCCCATCCATATATGGGGCACAGAACGAAACGTATATTGAGGATTGAGCGGAAAGAATATCAAACCTATTGATATACAAAATGTTATGCAAAATATGAGTGGATGGCTCTGCAAAACGAAACGTTTACGTGGGTTTAATTTGCAGCTACATTTAGGTGCTTTTTAGGCATACAGATTTGCAGATAGGTTTAATTGGGTTTACATAAGGCTTACATGGTTGATTCTGGTGGGGGAGTGAGTGGCAGCTGCGGCTGCTTTTTTTGTGCCTGATTATTTGATATAATGCTGCTTAAATTATTCCATATAATAGTTATTTGGTATATTTGCGACAAAATATTATTAGTTATGGCAAAGGTAATACATATACATTTGACACACGGAATAGAAGGAACAAAGCGGAAAGACTGGTATTTTAGTAGTATAACGGCCATTTATACTGTTTTGACGGCAGAACAGGTGGGCGCAACGAAGAATTATCTGCTTCATGCAGGATTATCTGGTAACGGGACTGTATGCACCAAAAAGGCTATAATAAAGCAATCTACGCTCATTTCTTGCGGGCGTAGTGGAAATGTATCAGACGAATAATAAGCGGCTAAAAAGGCAATAAAAACGGCTTTAGAATGATCCGGTGTGGGGAGGTGGTTATACCTCCCCTTTTTTGTGCTTGAAATCGGTCTTTTTTGACGCTGGATATTCAGGTGGATATTCAAAGTGGATATTCACTTTTATAGAACTGGATATTCAAAATAGGGTTTTGGCGGTGTGCGATACAGACATGCTAAAATACCACAATTTTAAAAATACCCCTTGTTTTTTATTTGATAGCCCCCCCCTAAAAACCTATCATTTTTCACGTTTTACTTTTTAAATTCCCCAATATCAGTGCCTTTATGCCCTTATATAATGGTAGGGGAGGGGGATTGCTTGGGAGGGGGACATCATGGGGGATGATAGGGGGTACGCTTCGTTTTCCATCACCGGTGTATGGTAATAGTAAATCCGCCTACCCGACATTTGCAGTACCGGAAATGGGCGCATCCGATACATGTTTTTCCTTTTCGATTGTCATTTGCCGGATTCGTTCCTCTAAGCGTCCGATTTCTCTATCTTGTTCCCTGATGATTTCTTCTTTTTCTCTAATTAAGGCAAGGAGAGAGGATAGTTCGGTTGTTTGTGTTGTTGTAGATGATGTATTATAGTAAATATCACCTTTCCCAGTAAGTAACCAGGTAGGGTTTATATCATTATGTATTTCGATAATTTTCGACACCCATAAACTTGATATATCTGTTCCTTTGCTAATGCATCTTGAAATTACTCCATTCGAGCACCCAATAGCTTGTTCAAGTGCCCTTGTACTGATACCTTTTTCTTTAATTAGGATTGCAATCCTGTCGGAAATATTCGTCATAAGTCGTAAATTATCTACATAAAACTTTTTAGTGTCGAAAATATTCTATATATTTGCAGCGTGTTCAAAAAGGAACACCGCGCCAAATATACGAAAAAGGCATGTGATTAGCGAATTTTAAGGATTAAAGAAAATGAACGAAGAAATAAAAGAATGGCAGACACAGAGCGTGAAGCACAAGGTGGCTTACGTGTTGATGATGGACGGTATCAGCTTCAGATATACCGAAGAGACCGGGATTGTGTTTTCCGCACCTGATTTTTATGTGAAGAACCTTATCCGCCGCCTGATGAGTTGTTACGGCGTGAGTTTGAAACCGATTATAAACGAATTTAAATAAGTGAGATTATGGAAAACAAGAAAATGAGTTGCTGGGATTTTGTATTCAGTTCTGTAAAGACCCATATAGATGATTTGGTAAGACAGGCTGACAAGTACACCAAAGACATGAATGAGGATTTTGAACATTTCTTCTGCTGGTATGCCGAGGATATGTACAAGACGCAACGTGAACTTTCCTGTTACCGTGCCTTGAAGGTGGTTTTATCTGCCGGTAGCCATGATGATGTAAAGTTATACATGGAAAGCAAGATAAACAGTCTGACTGATAGTCTTCTTACCGGAAGCATCCGCAAGAACAGCACCAGTGCGGCTTCAAATTTGGCGCATACGTTGGAACTGGAAGTGAACCAGAAGATACGTGAGAAATTCACTATACTTCTTGGGATTATTGAAAAAGGTGAAAAGGTTGAGGGACAACAGTAAACCCAGCGTGACAACCCGGAAGGCGTTAAGAGACGGGTGACGGTGTGGAAAGACACACGGGAGTGCATGGTTCTTGTGCCGGGGTTCGATTCCCCGGACTCCCCCCAATATTAATCATTAAAACAAGTGAGATATGAACAAGAGGTACATTCACATTACGAAAGCCGACCGCGACTTTATCGCAAAGGCACTCAACGTGACAGAGAAGACTGTTTATAACGCTATCCGGTTTGATGACCGTCGTGGCAACTCCGAACTTTCTGCAAAGATCCGTAAGTTGGCCATGGATCGTGGCGGTATTGTGATGGTTGTTATTCCGGAAATAGAAACTTTCCATGATTATGACAATGTGATGCGTCAGTACTGTCCGAACGGAGCCTTGATAGAGCTTGACCGTAATGATGGTAGCGGTCAGGTAATATTCAAGGGAGAAACGGTGAAGACTTACGAGCATGTGATGGTTGCCGATATTAACCAAATCCAAGCGTTTGCATCGGCATTGAGATAGGAGGCGGCTATGTTGGTGTATTACGGTAACATACAGTGTATTTCTGCACGTGAGCTCATAGATGGCGGCTATATCACCGAATCCTGCTACAGGAACTGGGTGAACCGTGGCCGTATCAAGGTGGTGCGTCGTGGTGGAGGTGCTGCTGGAAATTGCGCGTTGGTCGCCCTCAATAGCCTGCCTACCGAGTGTCTGGAACGGGTGAAGGAAGACAACCCCGGTGGAACAGAGCAGGCACTTCGCCACTGGATACTCTCAAACTATGTGCTGGATCAGGCTGCAGTAGCCTATTTTTTGGATTGGGCTTCTCATTCTTCCAGCAACAGAGCAACAGACGAACTTGCCCGGAAATATGCGGTGAATGCTTCCGTGTTGAATACTTGTATCAAGCTTTATAACAGAAGCAATGATTACCGAAAACTGATGGGTGAAAAATATAACTGGGACATGATGGCCACCACCATCGAGACCCTACGCGAAGACTTTGGTCATGATCTTCCTGCCAGTACCCTTCGTTTCCGCAAGAAAGTGAACGAATATAAGCAATACGGTTATGAATGTTTGATAACCGGAAAATTCGGCAACCAGAACAAACGGAAGGTAACTCACATGGACGAACGCCTGGTGATGAGTTTGAAAGTACTTCCCAACCAACCATACGGCAGTGATGTGCATGAAATGTATCTGTCGTTTGTATGCGGTGAACTGGAAGTATGGGATCTGGAAACAGGAGAGATATTCAATCCGGAAAACTTTACGGATAAGAACGGGGAACCGAAAGAACTGAGCGAAAGCACTATCCGGAACATACTGAACAACCCGGCAAGCCAGCTGCTGATAGAAAAAGCCTTGCGTGGACGTATGGAATTCTATCATGAGCAAATGCCGCACATGCACCGCCATGGTGGTAAGTTCTCCCTGTCACAAATAACGATGGATGACGTGGATTTGCCGCGTCGGATGAAAGGCGGCGAGTATGTGCATGCCTATTATGCTTATGATGTGGTGAGCCAGTGCCGTATCGGGCTGGCCTACGGGCGGGATAAGGATGATGCCTTGGTAGTGGACTGTTTTCGTGATATGTTCCGGCTCATCGAACGCAACGGATGGGGTATTCCAGCCGGTATTGAGGTGGAGCAGCACTTGATGAGCAAGTATAAAGAAGGATTCCTGAAGGCAGGTGAGGTATTTAAGTTTGTGCATTTCTGTGCCCCACAGAACTCACAGGAGAAATATGCTGAAGCTCTGAACGGTGCGTTCAAGACAACCATAGCACATAAGAACCATGAAGCCATTGGCCGCTGGCATAACAAAGGTGCACGGCGGGTGGACCAGAAGAAAGTGAGTGACAGCAGCAACCACACCTGGGAAGACAGAAAGTATTATACGTTTGAAGAGCTTGTGGCGGACGACCGGCGCGATTGTGAAGAATGGAACAATACGCTTCACCCCAATCAAAAGAAATATCCCGGAATGACCCGTTGGGATGTGCTCGTAGCCAAAATCAATCCGACCCTTCGACCGCTTGATAAACTGACCTTGAGCAGATATATCGGAGAAAAGGTAGATACCAGTATTCGTAGAAATTCCACAGTACGTGTGGCAAATGCGGACTGGTGGCTGAGCGGTCCGGAAGTGCTGGAGCAGCTGGAACCAAACAACCGCAAGGTGACGGCTTACTATCTGCCGGATGAAGAGGGCAAGCCTACGGATGTCTTCCTGTACCAGAACGACCGCTACCTTGACAAGGTTCGTCCGGTAGTGACTTACAACCGGGTGATGGCAGAACAGACCGAAGAAGACCGGGTAGCCTATACAGAGCAAAACAAAGTTCTGAGTCATTTCAGCAAATACCTCAATGACCACGCCATCGGAAAGGTGGGAACCGGTACACCGGATCAGCCAACGGATGACCCGGAAGAGGAACTGGAACTTCCCCCGGTGGAACTATCCGATGATTTGCCAGCCGAATTGTCGGCAGATCCGGAATCAGATTATGAATGGCACTCCGGAATAAGCGAGGCAATGAGGGCCATCAGTGACATGTAAGAATAGAATTAGAACAACATTAAAACAGCGTTAGAATTATGATTACAGAAGCGCAAAAACAGAAGATTTTAGCAGCGATAGCCGCCAACCGTGCGAACTATCCCAGTGATGCCAAGCATGCTGCCTCTTTAGCCATCAGTACATCTGTGTACAGTGCAATCAAGAACGGACAGACAGACAAAGCCCTGAGCGATGCCAACTGGATAAGCATTGCCCGCAAATTAGGGGTGAACCTCCGTGGTGAAATGGAATGGAAAGCAGCCAAGACCCCGACCTTTGAATATATAACTGCCCAGCTGGAGTTCTCACAGCAGTCCAGTCTGTCGGGCATCTTGTGCGACATGCCCAATATCGGCAAGACTTTCACGGCACGTTATTATGTGCAAAGCCACAAGAATGCCGTTTATATCGACTGCTCGCAGGTAAAGACAAAATTGAAGTTGGTACGCAAGATTGCTGCAGAGTTTGGTGTGGACAGCAAGGGGAAGTATTCTGATGTGTATGAAGACCTGGTATATTACCTCCGTTCGATGGAAACCCCGCTTATCATCCTCGATGAAGCAGGCGACCTGCAGTATGAAGCTTTCCTGGAACTGAAGGCCTTATGGAATGCCACTGAGCGCTGCTGCGCCTGGTATATGATGGGGGCAGACGGATTGAAAGAGAAAATCAACCGGTCCATAGAATGTAAGAAGGTGGGCTATACCGAAATGTTGAGCCGTTATGGTGACCGGTACAGCAAGGTGACTCCGGATGATGGAAAGGAGCGCGAACAGTTCTTGAACAACCAGGCACGTATTGTAGCCAAGGTAAATGCTCCTGCGGGGGCTGATATAGCCCAGATTGTACGGAAGACATGCGGTGGTTTGAGAAGAGTCTATACCGAGATTGAGAAACTTAAAATGACAGCGGAATAATGAAGCGTGCGTACAGTCCGAAGGAAATAGCCGCCAAGAAATGGGTTACTCTGCCGTGGGATGAGAAATGGAGCAAACCTTTCGGGTTCCCGGCAGAGAACGCTTCGTGGTTCATCAGCGGTGCCAGTGCCAGTGGGAAAAGCAGCTTTGTGATGCAACTTGGAAAGGAACTGTGCAACTATGGGACGGTGCTGTACATGAGTTACGAAGAGAAAATCAACCAAAGCTTCCAACGGCGTATGGGTTATCTGAAGATGAATGAGGTGCAGGGTAAATTTCGTGTGGTGACAGAAGGCAGTCTGGAGGAAGTGATTGCCAGACTGAAAAAACCGAAAAGCCCGAAGTTTATCATCATCGATTCCTTTCAGGTGGCCGGATGGGATTATCCGCAGGCTGTGGAACTGATGGAAACCTTTCCGAAGAAATGTTTCATCTGGATCAGCCAGGAAAAGAAAAGCCAGCCGATGGGTGGCGGTGCAGTAAGATTGAAATATATCTGTGATATGAAGATTCGGGTGGTCGGTTATAAAGCTTATTGTCAAGGACGCGCCATTGGAGACCCGGGAAGCTATTATGTGGTATGGGAAGACGGAATCATTCAAACAAGTAATAATTTACCAAAATGATTATGGATAATAACGAGAAGGCTTTTGAAAGCTACACCGGAACTGAAGTGTTCCAGATACTGCTGGACGGAAATTCCAGCCGGTCCGTATTGGATGACTGGCTGGAGCGAAACATCCAAAGCGACTTAAAAGTGAGAAGAGCGAAAATGCCCGGTCATGTCGTAATAGAAACGGGTGATGTCTTGTTTGCACGTAATGTGCTGATATGGAATCCAAGTTGTAAAGTAAACATTAAAAAGATTTGAAGTGATGGAAAAGAAAGAAGAAAAGAAAGTGTGCTGCATCTGCGGCAAAGAGTATGAGGGCTACGGATACAATCCGTTCCCGGTGAAAGAAGAAGGCTGCTGCTGCCAATCGTGCAACTACAGTGTGGTCGTTCCGGAACGGTG